ATGGACAATCCCGAATGGGTGCATGACAAGAAGCTACCTCCCCCTGAAGCGCTGAAAATGACAGCGGACATGAGGTTCCTGAAGCAAATGAAGTTAGGAAAGGAGAAGCAAGGTTTTGACATTGGCAGTGCGCTCCCATACATAATCGCAGTCGGTGTGGCTGGGCTAGGAATGTTGTTCTTCCTGCAGTCTGGAGGGTTCGCGTGGCTACAAAAGGTATTGGGGTTCGGTTAATGGCGTTCGGAAAGGGAAGAGTAATCAGCACAGAAGGGAACAAGATAATGATAGACACGACACCAAAGGTATTCAAGTCGCCGGACGGGAAAACCGTAGTGGGCTCGTCATGGAGCAAGGCTGAGATGCCCAAAGTCGGTGCAATAATAAGGTTCAACTTCCATAACAAAGACAAGGTGGTTTGATGGCGAGAGGAGAGACACCAGATTCGACTGTGTTCGGGCCGGAGGAGGCATTAGCGAAGATATCGATGGAGCTTTTATCACCGACAGGAGACAAGCTAATGACAGTCACCGACCTGACACCTGAGGAGATATTCGGAATGGCGTGGCTCAACAGAATGGCTAAGATATTCAAATCAGACGTAATGAAGGATTGGGCTCGGGAGTTCATGCTTATGAGGGTATCGAGAATGAGGAGAGGAAGAAGGGAGTTCCTGCTCCTCGGCACAGGCATAAGGGAAGTCGGAAGGCAGAAGAAAGCAGGCTCGGTAGGCGACCTGTTCGCGGGGCTGAGATAAATGGACAAGGACACTGAGAAAGAATACTACGGGAACATTTTTGACGAGGACCCGAAAGAGGAGAAGTTCAAGAAACTCATAGACGGGTTCATAAAATACCTCAAAGAGAAGAAGACAACGGACATGAAGAAAACTAAAGAGGTAGTCTGAATGTTCTTCCTAATCAAGGGCGACAGGGAGAAGATAAAGAAATTCTTAAAAATCTTCATAAAAGAAGCAAAGGACGAATACAAGAAACAGGAAGGCGCTGTCAAGGCTGCAGGTCTACCGCTCGTCCCCTTTGACATGGGATATATCGAGGACGATAGGGGAATCATCGTCTGGGATACGATGAACGCTCCGGGTGTGATGGGCTGGTATTTCAAACCGCTGAAGAAGAAGATGAAGAAGAACCTCAAAAAATACTTCAAGGAGCAGGCAGGTATAGACGTGCAGGTGGAGATAATAAAAGACTTAAAGGTGGACAACTAATGGTCTTTTTTGGGCTTAGAGGATTAATAATATACGAGGATTACCAATGTATGGAGGGTCCGGAAGCATATATGAAATTCAAAAAAGAATATGAAACACACCGTCTACCAAATGGTAGATTTGGGGGGTGGAAAATCTAATGGTCCTCTTTGGATAGGAGTAATCCCCAAAATAGTAGGAGAATTAGGTTCGGGAAAGACGCTTGGTCTGACCTTTCTCGGGTGGAAGAACTGGTATTACAGGAAGAAGAAAATATATTCGAACTACCATTTATATAAAATTCCATACATCTACATCGACAGCGTAGAGAAGCTCGACCAGATGAAGGACGGCTTCGCGCTTCTTGACGAGTTCTGGCTATGGATTGACGCGAGGACCACACGGTCGAACAAAAACAAAATCGTGTCGGACATCCTGCTGAAGTCGAGAAAGAGAGGGTTGACATACTGCTTCACAGCGCAGATACTCGACCTGCTGGACAAGAGGGTGAGGAAAGTGATGGACTTCACCGCCTACCCGATACTCAACCCACAGGAAAACCTGTGCAAGGTGGCGATTTTCAGGACAGGCTACCCGAAGAAGGCGCACTACCTAAGGACGTTCTACTTCAAGACGCATATAATCTTCAACCTATACGACACGAACGAGGAAATCGCGCAGATACAGGACGAGTCCAAAGAAGCCATTACAATAATCTGGCAGGAGTCGCCCAACCACGAGCCTATAAAATTCGAGACATGGGCGGACGCGGACAAGTATGCGGAGATGTTTTGGAAAGGGTTTGACCTGAAAAAAGTGATATGAAAGGAGGTGAATCAATGCCAGACAGAGATGGAAAAGGACCTAGAGCAAGAAGCTGGAGGCCCAAAGGAAAGAAGAAGGGTAGGCAGTTAGGAAACTGCTAATTCCAAAAAAGAGTGAGAACATGGGATTACTGACGGACTACGTTATAAAGGACGAGCGGAAGAAGAAGATAGCTTTCTGGATTAGGGACCTAGGGATATTGGCAGTTTTCGCCTACCTCGCCATCGGACACAAGAACACATGGGAGGCAGGATACGAGCACTGCGCTAAGGACGCGTGCATGGTGTGCTGGGGCGAGATGAATCTGACGGTTGGTGAAACAATCGAGACTGCGGGAAAAGGGGATTATTCTTCGATACACCTTTCCCTTTGGAGACAGAACAATCACCTAGGTTGGTCCCCTCCCAGAGCAGTCGCTCGGGCATTATAGAAAAAATATAATAGCTGTTTTTTATACCTACAAATCGTATTTATTTTTGGTTACCATGGCAGATGTAAGAGACTACGTAACGGGGTTCATATCTGCAATAATCGCATTCACCATCGGGGTAACATTGGCCCAACAGCTAATGACCTCAGTGGGGACAGTGAACACTACGCAGGTGCCTCTACTGACAGTCGCCTTGGTTGGAACCGTGGTCGGAGCAGGACTATTGCTATTCTTGCTGAAGACCTTCATCTAAACAGGTAGATACAAATGGCAGAAGTAAAAGAATACGTTACAGGATTCGTATCCGCGATCATAGCAGTGACAATAGGTATCAACCTTATTCCAACCATCATGACGGCAGTTCAGGGCGCAAGCATTCCACTACTCACAGTCGCGCTGGTCGGGACTGTCGTGGGTGCAGGCATACTGCTGTTCATCCTAAAGACATTCATCTAACTGGTTGGAATGTCAAAGTGCGATGATTTGCTTAGATTGCTTTTTCTTTCTTTTTTATTTTTCTGTATTACATAAAAACTTAAACTTGTCTGACAAAAGAATTAATATGGTTTCAATCAAAGATTTGTTCATCTTCGCAATTTTTGGATTCCTTTTCACAGTGCAAGTGGCGAGAGCTGCCACAGTCACCATATCCAGTTTTGACGACGCCTATGTTGACATAAGAAGCCCGACGACCACATTTAACAGCAACACCTTGATCATGGGATCGGCTTATTACGGAAACGCGACAAACCAAATCCAGCGGTTCTATGTGAAGATAAACATATCCGACCACATGACCATCGGAAGCGACATACAGGGCGCAGGCATCAAGATGTGGCAATGGGCAGGAAGCAAGACTCCATTCAAAACACGCATATACGAAGTATACGACGACAACTGGAACGAGGCCACTCTTACATGGGCAAACCAACCATGCGGAGTCGTGGACACGTTCGGCGTGAACTGCAACAGCACAGAGATTACACACTTTGACAGAGGAGGCGCCTATACTGGGTGGCTTTATGCGGACATAACTTCGACAGCGAACACAGAGATAAAAAGCGACGGGATACTGAGCCTGATATTCTTAGGAATTCCAGAATGGGCACCGGCGGTAGGCAACGGTTACCGATACTTTTATTCGAGCGTGGGTGTGCTGCCTATGGAAGTGAACATAAACTACACTGCTGCCACAACGACAACCACAACAACAACGATACCTGTATCGGTTCCAACAGGTTGCGCTGTGTGCAACATAGAAAACATAGACTCGAGGATGGAGCTCGGCTCGATTCCTGCAGCTTGGGTGTGTGGAATGCTCAACATAATGTTCTGCACGCCACCGTTGTTCATCTTCATACTTTTTGGAGTCGTGGCAATAGGAATATTCAGATATAGGCGTTAG